AACTGATAGAATATTACAAGGATCAGTTATATCCCCATAAAATAATTCTAATTTATCAAAAATATGGTCTATTCGTTGTGTATTAAAATTTGATGCTCTTCTTATAATTCCATAAACCTTATACCCCTTTTCAAGTAAAAGTTCTGCTAAAAAAGATCCGTCCTGCCCAGACAATCCTAGGATAAATGCGTATTTATTCATTATAATATTTGATATTATATTGTATTGTAATTCAATAATCTTATTTCAATTACAATGCAAATTTTTGTCCCAAACAAAACGCATATATATATATATTATTTAATATTAAATTTTTATTAAATTTTATTCATGATTCTTTAAAATTATACAATTTAAGCTGATACTGGTGCTGGTGCTGCTTTTGGTACTGCTTTTAAAAAATGTGGAGATAAAAATGTTTGTAAGTTAAAGTAAGATAAATTTTCAGTTGGTTTTAAGAGGTTGTTGAGAGTATTTGACCATTTATATCTCTTATCCGATTTTGGAAGAGAAGTATTAATATAACGATTATCATTTTTTTCAATACCATGTTTATCAACTTTCATCATACCTTGAAGGTCATGTTCTTTAATAAAAGAATTAATTTTACGAGTGACATCAGTTCTTGGAAGTAAAGAACCTTGTTTAACTCCTAAAAAGGTAGCAAGAGCATCTGTAATTTCTGTTGGTTTGTTAAATCCACTTGGATTAGTCTTTTGATTTCCTCCTTTTCTTTTTCCTTTTGGTTTTCGGTTTAATACTCGTAGTCTTTTATTTACTCGCTTGTGTAAAGATTTGTATGAACTGAGAACACCTCTTGCATCAGTAATTAAGGTTTTCATTGAATTAATAGTAGTATTAAATTCAATATCAATTTTAAGATCTTCGTCTTCAGCAAGTGATTTAGCAACGGTTTTTACTAATTGTTTTTTCATGTCTGCTTCTACAACTGGTGCTTCTACAACTGGTGCTTCTACAACTGGTGCTTCTACAACTGGTGCTTCTACAACTGGTGCTTCTACAACTGGTGCTTCTACAACTGCTACTTCTACAACTGGTGCTACTTTTTTTGTTTTTGGTTTACGAGTAGAAACTCGCGTAGATTTAGTTTTTTTTGATTTAGATACTTTTTGGGAAGGCATTTTATAATATATTTATATGTTTTTATAAATATCATTGAACGCAGATTCTTATATATATTTATATATATATTGTATGCTTATTATAATGAAAAATATATATAAAAATCATATACTAATTACTGTATATTTTTAATTCGAATTTTTATAATTTATTCGAATTTTTATAATTTACTTTATATATAATTTATTTTATATATAATTTACTTTATATATAATTTTTATTTATTACATGCGTTAAAAAATTACGATTAAATGTAATTAAAATTTAGAATATAGGATAATGCATATAATTAAATGCAATCAAAAAAATCGCATATTAATAATAAAAAAATGAATGTTAAAATAATAAATAAAAAACCTAAAAGAATTACTAAACGAAATTGTAAACAAGACTTATTAATGCAATCATTATTAAATTTTTTCTCAACTAAAAAAAATATTGATATTATTTTATCAATTATTAAAGGTAAATCTGAAATATCATTACGCCTTATTGATTGGTTTGTTACCAATTATTGTAAAAAAAATACAGTTAGATATTATATAAATAATGATAATTCACCAAAAAAACAAATTGATATTCATTTAAATTATAAAACACAACTTAAATCATTTTCTAAAAAACAATTTGATCCATTTCGTCGTGATGAACGAATTTTATTTGAATACGATAACGAGAAAAAATTATCTTTAACTACAACCGTAGGACAGCTAAATTTTTTCAGATGGGTTATTAAAAATAATATACTTACATATATTAAAAAAAATTTAAAAATTATCGAAAAAGATATGAATTCAATCACAAAAAAAAATAGAATCAAATATCTTAAAGATAAAGAACAATTAATTAAAAAAGATGAAAAACCAATGCGAAAACGTAGACAATTATGTGTATCCGCCACTAAAACTATTAGTAAACACGTAGCAACAATAACTGTAAATTTCAATTAAAAATATGTTTTATTATAATCAAAACTAATTAAAATTGAAACTCTAATTGAAACTATAATTTTAATTATAATGTATAATATGTCATTAAATAATAATAATAAAAATATCTTATATAATACTTTAAATATTGATAATCAATCAAATTCTGAAGAAATTATTCCTCCAATAAATGATGAGGAAAATCAAACATTAATCTGTAGATTTTGCCTTGAATCACAAAATGAAGAAGATTTCATAGTTCCATGTAATTGTTCTGGAACTATGAAATATGTTCACCGAACTTGTCTTCAAGAATGGAGATCACAAGATGTTAATTCAAATAATTTTACAAGATGTAATCAATGTTTATTTGAATACGAACTATCTGATACAACATCTCTAACTGAAAAATGTTGTGTATCATTTTGCAGCTTTTTTGAAAACAATAAATTTATTATTTTCATCCTTATACAAATTTTTCTTATATTATTAAGTTTATTTTATAAATTAATTGATTCTAATGGAACTTATTTATATAAACTTTTTGGAATAAATCTTGAAAAATCACAAGAATATTATATTTTTAGTGTAATCACATTATTATGCCCACTCACTATTATTATCATTATTCATGATATATATATCTATTACAAATATAAATTAAATACTTACTTTAATAATTATGCCGAAATTGGATTTCCAAAATTTGGCATATTTATATTATGTAATTTCCTACTCTTTTTCTTTGATTCATTAGTTGCATCCTTTATTCTTAGTTTTTTATTACAAAAAATTCTAAAACACATGTTAGAAAATTTCTATTATCGAAATATTACTAGAACTAGCAAAGTTTCTGATTTAAGATACAATAATAATCAAAATATTAGATAATTCATTTATAAAATTGATTTTTTATAAATAAATATATTTTTATATATAAATATATACTATAAATATCATACAATATGCAAACTAAAAAATATTCCTCAAAAAAATATCATTTACATCCCATGAATTTTCAAATTAATACCAGAAATAAATTTATAACAAAAAATGATATTAGAAATATACTTGTTCCACATGAAATTTACGATGAAATTAAAAATATTTCATTATATCAACGAGCATTAACACATAAATCATACGTTTATACCAATAATTTTATATCAACTAATTATACTTTTAACAAAAATAAGAATGAAATTGTCCCATATCAAAAAAATTCTAACGAAAGATTAGAATTTTTAGGCGATTCGATTATCGGACAAATTATATGTGAATATTTATATGATAGATATCCAGATAAAGATGAAGGTTTTCTTACAAAACTAAAAACCAGATTAGTTGATAGAAAATCATTAGCAAATTTTAGTAAATATATTGATATTTCTCAATTTATACTAATATCAAACCATATGGAAAATATACATGGTCGAAACACTGATAAAATACTTGAAGATATTTTTGAATCTTTTATCTGTGCACTATATAAAGATCTTGGTTTTGTTATTACTAAAAATTTTGTAATAGGAGTTTTGGAAAATACTACAGATTTCGCAAAACTACTATATATTGATGTAAATTTTAAAGATAGATTATTACGCTTTTTCCAAAAACAAGGTTGGGAAACACCCGTTTATATACCTGGCGATATGATTGGACCATCTCATAAAAGAACTTTTACTATGTACGCTACAAGAGTATCTTATGATAAAACAATACCCAATAAACAAATTATAACACAACAAGATATTGTTGGTGTTGGCGTTGCTTCTTCTAAAAAAGAAGCTGAACAAATAGCTTCAAAAGAAGCATTAAGAAAATTTAACCATTTAGGAGTTGATGAATAATTCTAAATTTTACATTTTGATACATTCGTATTAAAAGTAAAACAAGTAGAATCAAATTTATAAATATTATTCTCTACTTCCTTCGCATTTGGCGCCTTTATCACTACACAATTACGATCTTTACAACTCCTTTTAAAAAGAAGAGCAAGAGCAAAACCCCATATTATGGAAATTAAAAAACTACCAAATTCCGTTTTCATTAATAAAATCAAATTACTTATCAAACTCATTTATTTCTTTATAACTATTAAATACTTTTTATTTTTTCTAAGTTATTATATAATTAGAATGATTAATACTTTAATTTCCATCATACTTGGACTCTTTATTAGTTACTTCTTTTCTACTTATATCTTATTTAATCAAAAATATAAATTTAAAGGACCAAATTCGAATTCTGTTCGCAAAAAAATATATATAGATGAAAATAAAATTTGCTTCTCCTTCATACCTATTCCATATATTTGTCCTATATCCTCATAAATACGTTCGTTCGTTATAATACCTATACATATTTATGAACTCAAAATATATAAAGAATGTCTAAATCCACTGCTATATCAGACCTACCGGACTCAAATAATGAACTTGTTCAACAAGTTCTTGATGAAGTTGAATTAAGCAAACAAGAATCGGAAAGAGGATATACTAACGAACAAATGGGACAACTTCCATTTATGGAACCTATTCAAACTTCTCAAAATACTATGGGACAATATAATATACCCAATATGCAAAATATACCCAATATGCAAAATATGCAAAATATGCAAAATATGCAAAATATACCTATAATGTTTCCACAAAATAATACTAATATAGACTATCCTATACCAAATATAACTAAATATAATGAAAATAATAATTTATTCCTAGGATTCACTCTTAATCATATTAAAAATACCGTTATTGTATTAATATTATTTACACTTTTACATTTACCATTTACTACATCAATTTTAGGAAAATATCTTTCATTTATGGTAGATTACGATTCTGGAAATATCACTATTATCGGTATATGTATTAAAGCATTAGTATGCGCAATAATTTTCTTAATCATTAGTCGCTTTATTTAATCACTTCTACCATTATACTCTCCTTACCATTACCTAATAATATTGAAATACGATGAACACCATCCACTATTATATATTTACCACTACGTAAAATACTTTTTATTACACCTAACTTTCTTTCGTCAAATTTTTTTATTAAATTATCATATGTATTAAAATTATGCTCTAATCGATAACCAGCATAAATACCAGATGATTTCATATACTTTTCATACTCTCCTTTATTACCCTTCACATATTTATAATGTGGTGAGTATTTTACTTTACACATTATATGTTTGACTATATTATTACGACAACAATAACATTTAATATAATTTCTATTATCATCTAATACTCTTTTTGAATCTATACTAAAAACTAATTTGCAATAAAGTTCATCTAATAACACTTTTTTTAAAACCATACTTTATTACTATTATATTTATTATATTTTTTATATTTATTATGTATCTGTCAAATTAATTATCATCTTCGCAAATAATTCAAATGTTTTTAATTGTTCATAACATTTTAATTAAGTATTATTATTTGATAAAACATAAAATAATTTAAAATCATCTATCTTTAGTGGACTATCCTTCGGTATATTAACATAAGTATCCATTAATATTCGTATTTTTGTACTTTTGTTGTCAATTTGTTTATATTTATCATCATGTTTTTTATAGTATTAAATGCCTTATTACTATAGTAATTTAATCTATCGAAATCCGTTAAAATTAAGTCTTTTAATTCATTATCTCCATAAATAATGAATCTATTACTTTATTGATATTTTTCTCATATTTTACTTTTTTCATATTTAATTTCTTTACATTATTTTTTGTAAATATTACCCCTTCATATAACTGGTCACTTGAACTTATCTTACTACCTGTTATACTTTTATCCTGAAACGGGTTCTTCCAATCTTCTTCTTCAAACATCGGGCTTGTATTAAATGCCTTATTACTATAGTAATTTAATCTATCGAAATCCGTTAAAATTAAGTCTTTTAATTCATTATCTCCATCTTTATCTTTTACCAATATTACTTTATCTTCATCCTTATCTTTTACCAATATTACTTTATCTTCATCCTTATCTTTTACCAATATTACTTTATCTTCATCTT